CATCACTTAGAACCTGCAAACCCTAAGTTTAGTCGTAAACCTTGGGAATTCGACATAGGGTGGTTTTATATACGCACTTTAAGTCTGCTAGGTTTAGCAAAAGTGCGAACCAGCTAAATATAGTATATGAGAGCGAACTATGGCTATACAAAATATTAATCTAGGAACTTACTCAAACGACGGCACAGGCGACGATTTACGCACGGCTTTCGAAAAAGTAAAAGCTAATTTTATAGAATTATACAGCATTTCTGGTGGTGCCAACATAGGAGAAAATCCTCCTATATCCGGTGTCGAACAAGGTGAACTATGGTGGAGTACTGTAGATGGCAACCTATACGTATACTACGGGGGCGCATGGATTGAAGCAACTCCTGTACCTTCGCAAATACTTTATGATATTTCAGCAACTGCCGCAACTGGCGGGGTAAACATTCATTTAAATGGATCTAATGATGACAGTGACGATGTAAAGATTGCATCTGGTACAAACATTACAGTTACAAGAACTGATGTTAATACCATTACATTAAGTTCTACAAGCTACACGGGTAATGTTACTGGTAACTTAACTGGCAATGTTACTGGTGATGTCACTGGTAATGCTGGATCAGTTACCAACGGTGTTTATACTAATGGTTCATATGCAAATCCTACATGGATTACAAGTTTAGCTGGTAGTAAAGTAAGTGGCAACATCAGTGGTAATGCTGGCACAGTAACTAATGGAGTTTATACAACTTCAAGTATTAATGCGCTAGCTGATGTTAATACCGTGTCAACTCTTCCAACATTGGGGCAAGCATTAGTATGGAATGGAACTAATTGGGTTCCAGGGTCAGTAGCGGCCGGTGGCGGCACTTTAGACTTCGGTACATTTACTGCACCTGCAGGATTTACGCTCGATATGGGAACATTTTAAAGGTTTAGGAGAATACAATGGCATTACAGATTAGAAGAGGTTTAGACGCAGACTTACCAGCAAGCCCTGCAGACGGTGAGTTGCTCTACGCCACTGACACTAATAAATTATATGTAGGCGATGGCGGAGTAGCACAAGAAATTTCTGGAGGTACCGGCGGCTCAAGTACACTAGATGGATTATCAGATGTGACATTAGTAGGTACGCCATCTAATGGCCAGGTATTAAAATATGATGGTGCATTCTGGAGTAATTCTGGAGATATTGGATTAATAAACTTAATCGATGATGCTACTCCTCAACTAGGCGGCAACTTAGATGTTAACGGAAATTCTATCATATCAACTAGTGGCGCTGACATCAATATTAATCCAAGTATCGGCGGTGATGTCATACTTCATGGAAATTTAATTGTTGATAATCTCGGTAACATTAGTAAAGTTGGTCAGCTGAACATTAGTCCTACAACGCAAACTAGCTTTGGTAATAATGACACATTAGTTGACGGCAATATTTATATTACTAGAAATTCAGCACCTTCTGTATCATCACCAAGCGGTGTAACATTTGCACAACATCACAACACTCCCGATGCTGTTAATTTTGCATTTTATAGAAGTCGTGGCACTGGCTCTGCACAAACAGCAGTACTGAACGGAGACGATCTCGGAGATATTACATTTGTCGGTTTTGACGGTACAGGTACTGCAGGTGGCGCAACTATTAGTGCCACTGTTGAAGGATCTCCAGTAACTGGAAGAATTCCTACTAAATTTAGTTTTTTTACTAACAACGGCACTAATCAAATAATACGTGCAGAATTATCATCCGCAGGTGTATGGAAGGTTAATAACCTGCAAAATCTAAGTGGTACTGACTTAACACTAACTGCTACAACTGTTAAAATTGCTGGAGATGTACAAATTAACGCCCGTGGCGATTTACGATTTGCAGATCTTGACAGTAGTAATTGGGTAGGATTTCAGGCGCCAGCAGCAGTATCAGCAAATGTAACATGGACCTTGCCAGGCGTTGACGGAAGTAGCGGTCAAGTGTTAACTACTGACGGTGCTGGAGCATTAAGCTGGTCAACAGCATCCGGCGGGACTGGATTAACTTCTCGAGCAATCGTTTCTGGAACCACAGGATCAATTGCTGACGGTGTTAAATCAGACGTTACAATAGCTAATGCATACAAAGGTTATATTTTATATAAAATTGAAACTAATGTTGCTGCGTGGGTTCGAGTATACGTAGATGTTCCTAGCAGGACTAGCGATGCTACTAGACTTGAAGGTGCAGATCCATTACCAGGAGCAGGAGTAGTAGCTGAAGTAATAACTACCGGCGCACAGACTATTCTGCTAAGTCCCGGTACTATAGGCTTTAACAACGAAGCCAGTCCAACAACTAATATGTACCTTGCAATTACTAATAAATCAGGATCAACTACCTCAGTTATTGTCACATTAACTATTCTACAAATTGAGGCATAATATGTCTATATCCGACTACCTTAGAAAAAAAGAATACATTGTATCAGTAAACGATTTTCAAGACTTAGAATCTATTTACGACGATTTAGAAACTCAAGGTAAAACGCCTCCAGATTTAGAATTAACTAGAAGTATTGAATGCTTACATCGAAGAGCTACTAGCAGAAATACACACTATTTGCTAGCAGACTGGGAAGCTGATGCGTTAAGAAATGATTCGCGTATTAAATCAGTAACGCTAGCCCCACATTATCTTGGAATCAAAGCTGGAACTAGTCACACTATACAATCTTCATCTAATTGGGATAAATCGTCAAGTACTTCTTCAGCAATGAAAAATTGGGGGTTGTTACGCTGCATCGAAGGCACTCAACGATCTGGATGGGGCGGCACTGGCTACAATGGAAACGGAACAGGTACTCCTGCCGCAGTGGGAGTTATTGGCCTTACCCAAACCGGGCGTAACGTCGATGTAGTAGTGTGCGACTCAAACGGGATTGTATGGGATCATCCCGAGTATGCTGTTAATGTAGACGGTACCGGTGGCTCAAGAGCCATTCAGTACAATTGGTACCAACACAATGCAGAAATTGGAAACGGTGCTAACAGTACATACTCTTATGGAGTAGGCGATCACTCAACACATGTTGCTGGTACAGTAGCTGGCAATACTCAAGGATGGGCACGTAACGCTAATATCTATAATCTGTTTTACGACTCCGGCAATCCTGGAAACTTTAGTCTAGTGTTCGATTACATTCGTGCATTTCACAGAAATAAAGCAGTCAATAATACTATAGGTCGCAAGAATCCAACTATTGTTAATAATAGTTGGGGTATGAGTATTTTTCCAAGCGAATGGTCGTTTAGTGATATCACTGCTGTAACTTATAGAGGTACTAGATATACTCCTAATGTAGGAAGTCCTACCTTTACCGGATTCAGTGGAGTATGTACTGCAAACGAAAGACTATCTTTACTAGCAGGTTTTGAGAATCACGGAAATAGAATTACCACTGTTGGACCGTATACTGCACCAGGCGGCAGTATTGTAACAAAGCCGGGTACATGGGATCAAGAAGGACAGCAGGCATATCTTATTAATTTTTTACAACCTGACAGTTCCTATCAGCTTACTGTCCAGGGCCCTGCAGATTTAGACCTAATACATAATGTTGCAATTGATGCAATATCTGGAACTATGTCTCTTGCAGGCGAAATTGTTATTACTAATTCAAGTGATGTTGAGATTCATCGATTTACTGCGGTAGAGCAGTCAACTACTAACGGCGGAACTATTGAGATTAATATCAATGAAACGCTAGTTAACTTACCGGCTTCTGACACCTACACTGTAACATTCTTAACGGTGATCAACGTGTCCGGAGTGAGCAATCCGTCTTTTGCAACAGCAATGTCATTAACAGTAATTACTGATTCTAATGTTGCATCGGCTAGTGTAACAACTATTACTAATACTTTACTTGGCGCTGGTAGTCTTGCCAGTTCAACAACTCCAACAGTTGGAAACAATGACGACGGATACTGGACACTATCATTACCGTTTAGTATCGAGTATCTCGGAACATCTTATGATACTATCTACGTTGGCACTAACCATTACGTAACATTCGGGGCTGGGTCATCAGTTTATACAGGATTAAATGCAACCACTCCTAACTTACCTAAGATCATGTGGTCTTGTGCAGATAATTCTGTTCAAAGAATTTATTATGGTGTTGAAGGAACTTCTCCGAATAGAACATATCGTGTAAGAGTAGAAGGCACAGCCAGCACCGGTGGCGTAGTTGGTAGCCCGTCTATGGTTAATGAATACGTGTTCTACGAAGCAACGCCTGATCAAATTGATTTGCAATTAGGTGCAAATGGAAGAAAAACTGTAGGTACTGGGTTTACAACAGAACAACTTAACAGTTGGGGATTTGTAGCCGGTCAACGTATTCCAGCTAGAGTCCCTGCGTGTGATGTTGACTTAGAAGACGTCTACATCGAAGGCATCGTTATGGTAGGTGCTGCTGGCAACGGTCGATGGAAACATGATGTTCCGGGAGGTCTAGATTGGAACAATACTTTCGAAATGGCTAGTCGATATCCTGGCAGTGTAGCACAACCTTATTACTATATGAGAGGAACTAGTCCTACTGCTAACGACACTATACTTAATTATACTGTTACTGTTAGAAACTATAGCCCAAGCAACTATTATTTCTTATCAGAGACAACATGGGGTAGTTTGCCATCTTACGTTGTTCCAGGATGGACATTAGTCTGGGGCGGGGGCTCCCGTACTATTGTAGATATAACAAATTTTAACGGGTATACTCAAATTTATACAGACGGTCAACTACCAGCTGGAGTGAGTATTAGTGACATTATTACCCTTACTGCTCCGGGTAGTTATGAACTACCTGCTATCTGTGTTGGATCCATCGACTCTATTCAAATAGATCAAAAAGTACAATACAGTGATTGCGGTCCAGGCGTAGATATATGGGCACCAGGAACTAATATTATTAGTGCATTGCCTAGCGGTACAACAGATCCAAGAAATCCTAGTTATTACTTAGGAAAATATAATGGCACTTCGATGGCCAGTCCTCAGGTATGCGGAGTTTTAGCATGTGCGTTGGAAATATATCCTAACATGGATCAATCACAAGCCAAGGCTTACATATTAGCTTACGCGAAGGCAGGCCAATTAACTGCTACATCAGGTGGTACTGTAGACGGACAAGATTTACAGGGTGCGCCTAACCTAGTATTATATTATTATAAAGAACGACTAATTAGTGGAAATACATTTCCAAAGATTAACTACAAGCCTAGACCTAGTGCCGGAGCAGTATTTCCTAGACCAAGAATTAGAAGGACTTTGTAATGGCATTAAACATATGGACTCAAAGATCTGGTTATAGATTTAGTACTATACAAGAAAGAAGTATAGTTGATCTACAGTTGCCTACCGCTGGAGATGTAGTAACAACATTGCAGATTACTAATGCTGGTACTAATTATCCTACCAACGGCGGAAGTGCATCGGTTAGCGGCGGGTCTGGTACAGGTATGGTAGTACAGTATGCCTGCGTTAATAATCAAGTAATTGCTATTAGCTTTAACATTTCAGGTGTAGGATATCGAGACGGTGACGTTCTTACAATACTTGCTGGCAATAGTAATTGTCAATTTACTCTTAATATAGATTTTGTAGTTACATACTCAGTTATTTCTGGAAAACTTCCACCGGGATTAAGAATTGTTAACAACACTATTCAAGGATCACCGTTCGAAGTTCCCCGCACTACCGACTTTGAGTTTGTTATCAGAGCAACTAACGGAACACAGATTGCCGACAGAACATTCTTTTGGACAGTAGAAGGTGCTGACGAACCTACATGGTCCACACCTGAAGGCTCTCTATCCATTGGTACTAATAATCAATATTATATTTTAGATAGTTCATACGTTGATTTTTCATTGGTTGCTAACGACTTTGACACTGCTGCCGGACAATCATTAAAATATTTTCAGCCTAAGAATGGCGGCGATTTACCTCCTGGACTTATCTTAACAGGTGACGGTAGGTTAGTTGGTTGGATACAACCTGCTCTAGCTATTCCTGAAGCGGTAGGTGATGGCTCATATGATACTGCGGTATATGATACTGTAGCATATGACTTTGGCTATCGACCAACTAATGGATACGATAGTTACGTATACGACAGTGTTAATTATGATTTTTCTGTAAACTCTTTAGTTCCTAAGAAACTTAATAGATATTATGAATTTTTAGTAACTGTTACAGACGGCGACACTAGTTCAACCAGAAAGTTTAAAGTATTTGTAGTCGGCGACGATTACTTTAGAGCAGATACAGTAGCAATAGGATCAGGTAACGGTGTGTTTACTGTTGACACTACCTACGTTAGGGCGCCAATTTGGGTTACTCCTAGCAACTTGGGTGTTAAGCGAGCCAACAACTACCTAACATTTAAACTAGACACGTATGAAGCATTAGAGTTAGGACCAATTGTTTATTCGTTAGATACAGTGAATCCAATTACTGATGGATATGCGTATACTTCATTAACTACCGAAAATAAAATTGGACGAAATTTACTACGTATTAAAAATACTGTCGGAACTCCAGTAGCGGGTAATAAGTTATGTTTACGAGATTATGTAACTAATGCATCAGATACTACATATAACATTGTTAATGTACAAACAATTTCATCAACTGAATATGTGCTTACAGTATTTCCAGTATTAGAAGTTGAGATAGGCAATAATAAATTTTTACAAGTAGGCACAGCTAGTGCAATTCCTCCAGGAATGCAATTTGATCAAGGTACAGGTGAAGTATTCGGAGTCGTTCCATATCAGCCAGCAATTACTAAGAGCTATACATTTACAGTAACTGCTACTCGACTAAGTGACCGGGGAGAAATTGCTAATGCTAAACGTACATTCAATGTACAGATACTAGGTGAAATTGACAGTGTAATGTCATGGATTAGTCCAGCTAATCTAGGCAGTGTTGGTGCTAACTTTATTAGTAGTCTGTCTATAAGTGCAGTTAGCACTGTAACAGACTCGGCAATATTGTATGTATTAGAATCTGGATCATTACCACCGGGGCTAACACTAGCCCTCGATGGTGAGATCGTAGGCAAAGTAACACAGTTTGGAACTGTGAATAATCCTGGCATAATTACCTTTGACGGTAGTGATCTAACTTTTGACGATAATACAACTACAGTCGATAAGTCGTACACGTTTACTGTACAGGCTAGAGATATCCTTAGCTATAGTGCAATATCAAGAACATTTACCTTAGGTATTGATACTCCTAATGATAGATTATACAGCAACCTAACTGTTAGACCGTTCCTAAAACAATCACAACGAGATTTATTTAGATCATTTATTACAGATTCTAACATATTCGCAGCTAGTTCGATTTATAGACCAAGCGATCCAAGTTTTGGAATTCAAAGCGATCTTAAAATGCTTGTATTTGCAGGGATTGAAACTAAATCAGCTGCTGAAGTTGTTGGTGCATTAGGGCGTAATCATAAAACTAAAAAGTTTAAATTAGGGGAAATAAAAAAAGCCAAAGCTAAACTCGAAGGTACTAATACTGTTGTATATGAAGTTATATACGTAGATGTTATTGATCCTTTAGAAATAGGTAAAATTACATTGCCTTCTAAAATACTAACATCAAATAGTAATAGATTAATTACAATCGACCAAACTAATGAATTTTATGTTGGACCATTTGATCAAGACAATCAATTCTGGAGTCGACCCGATCCGTTTAATGTATCAATAGATAGTAATGCAGTCTATGCAGGAGATCCAGAAACAAATGTCCGATTCCCTGCTAGTATTGGTTTGTGGCGTGACCGTATTAAATCAATTGGTTTAAAAGAACGAAATTACTTACCGCTGTGGATGCGTACTATTCAAGACGGTGAAGTACAAGAATTAGATTATGTAAAGGCCATACCGCTTTGCTATTGTAAACCTGGCATGGCTGACGATATTTTGCTAAACATTAAGAACAGAAACTTTGACTTTAGCCAAATAGATTACGTAATTGACAGATACATAATAGATTCTGTCACCGGCTATTCCGCCGATAAATACATCGTATTTAAAAACGATAGGACTACTATAACATGACAACCACAGCAGACATTGCCAGCGCACTAGCAGCAACAACCGCAATTGATCCGGACTTTCCAGTTGCGGGTCAAGATAATAACAGCCAAGGATTTAGAGATAACTTTAGTTATATT